CTACAGCTTGAGGGCGTGTTCCAGCATGCCGATGACGTCCGGGCCGTCCTCGCAGATCCAGGTGCCATAGTGCTTGCGAATCATGTTGCCGTTGGTGTGGCCCATCTGTTCAGCGATCCAGTCGATCGAGGTCACCCCGCTGCTAAGCAACTGACTGGCATAGGTGTGTCGGCACTGACCAGGCCCGCGATAGCGGACACCCGCATGCTCCAGGTGAGTCTTGAAAAAGCGATCGCGGATTGTGAAGTCGCTGACATGCGGCTCGCCGCTGGAAGTGTTTAAGAACACGAAATGCAGCTTGTGCTGCCTGACTGTGCGGTTATCCCGTTGCACCACTTCCACGGTCCGCGGTTTCGCGCCCTTGGTCATTGCCTTCAACTTTCTAAGGGCATCGAGTGCTGGAGCCAATAGGCGAACCTTGCGAGTTGACCGCCTAGTTTTCGTTACCCGATAGTCGCCCCGTACCTTCGACCGACGAAACGTCACTGTGCCTGCCTGCAGATCCACATCTTCCCAGGCCAAGGCAATCGTCTCGGAAACACGCGGTCCGGCCCAGATCATGAATTGCACCATAAGCAGCTCGAAGGTACGACTGGTTGGCGTGGCCAGGATCTGCGCTATTTCCGCGCGGGTGAAAGGGTCCGGTGCTGCCGGATCCGGAAGACGTACCTGCAACCCTTCCGTAGGGTCATGCGCGATTTTCTTCCTAGTGCGGTACAGCTTGAACACCTGCCGCACGTTGCTGACGATATCCCGGATGGTCTTGTTGCTCAGACGGGCAGCCAAAACACCCTGGACCCACTGTTGGAGATCTAGGTGATCAATTTGATCAATCTGTTTCTTACCCCACATTGGCCTGACATGAACCTCCGCCTTATTGGCATAACCGCGATAGGTAGTAGCTGCAACGTTGTTCTTCTGGATGCTCAGCCACAAGTCCAGATAATGACCAAACGTGTTGTCGACCAGCCTGGACGAATTAGGGAAATGCCGTGAGTAATCGAATATGCCGGCCTGGACTTCGTACTCGATCATGTCAGCCAAGCGCTTAGCCTGCGCTCTGTTGGCCTCGGTGTTCCCACCGGGTACTGGCTCTCGGCAAAGCTCGCCGTTGTATCGAAAGTAAACGCGGACCGAATTGCCTCTGGCTTCGACTCCGTTCATTGCTGTGCCCTTACGCTTCAATATGTGTAGCGATAGTGTGACGCGAGAAAAAAGAAAGGCCCGTTTCCGGGCCTAGTGCGATGCGGTACATCTTCTAATAGACGTTGGTCACGGCTTCTGCTGCTGGCCCCGAAGGTGTGCGTTTTGCTGCTGTCGCTGCCTGCTGCAACGAGCGTGGTTCCCCTTCGCTCTCCAGCCCCCGCACTGATCGCACTTGCTGGCCAGATCAATGTTCCAGGGGAAACGTTTTGGACTCATCATTCGTCATCCTCGATCTGCACCCGCGATGATCGGCAGACGGCACAGCCGCACGTCCATACTGGACGATTCATCGTGGCGCACCATTTTGCGTCGACTACCGCTTCGGCCAATGCATCCAGCAGTAGATCCTGCCGAGCTGCCCTATCGAGCTTTTCTGCGATGGCTTGGAGAATGAAGCTATTCATGCTGGTGAACTGGTCCTCAGCCGCTACATCCACTTCCGAGCGCATGCGGTATGGCAGACGGATCACGAACTTATCTGCATCCCGAGAACTCAGCTTTTCAAATCGGCGGTTCGGGAGTGGTGTAGTTCGCATTGATCGAAAGGCAGCAACGGCTTTTTGAGCAATTGCGTTCATGTGGTGATCTCCCGTCAAACCGTGAAAAGTGTGCTGATAGGACGCTGCAACGCTGCGCTGCCCAGCAATCTGGCAACAACCGCTGCGTCCACGTCACTCAATTCGCCTTGGTTGTAGGCCTGGCTGACCAGACTCTCCAGATGCGCTCTAGCGTCTGTCGTTTTGTGGACTTGATAAGCGATCACTGCTGTGCCGATCATGGCTATGGCCAGCAGTCTCCCGGACGTTGTGGTAGCCTTTGGTTCGCTATTACTCTGGTGTTGTGCGTGCATTGCCTAACTCCTGGTAGTGGCTGGTGTCGGGGAGGTACGAACTCCTCGACACCTTTCATGTGCCGGCATCGCCGACGTTTAAACCGGTGGCTTGGCTCAGGCCTTGCGCACCAGGTGGATCGTTAAATCGTCCAGCTCGTTGCTTTCATCTGTGTCGGATTGCCAGATCAAAACAGCTTCGATCTGCTCAGTGGTGCAGTCGTCGACCAACAGAGTGCGGTGACCACCGCTGGCCACCACATCCATGATCGAGCGCAACCCTTCAGCGGTATAAACCGAAGCCTCGATAATCCGTGCCTCGCAGCCTTGGGCCAGCAGCTCATGGAGGGTCGCCTGCAAGCGAGCGGTCTTACCCGCCCCGGTAATGATTTGAATATGCATGGTTTACCCCCGTTCAGACCTTAAAGATCCAGCACTTGACCGTCGGGCAGCGCACAACAAGTGGGTTGCGCAACGCCTGTGCCGAGCGAACCGCGCTATCCACCGCCTTGTAATCGTCGTACTTACGGCTCCGCGACTCTTTCAAAAGGGTTTTGAGTGTGGTGACGTCTGCCAACTTCTGACGGTGCTCCGCTGCTCGCTCAGCGAACTCATTCAGGTTGATAGCGATGAGGTCGGGGTTTTTGCTGTGGTTGACCAGCGGGTCGTCATAGATCGACTCGAGGTATTCATAAACCTGCCAAAACTCTTCGACTTGAGGGTGATCTGCAGAGGTGATGCTTTGACGCTCCAGGGCCATCTCGATGATCTGCCGCCGAGTGGCTTCGACCTGGCTCTGGTCGAGCGTCACCACAAGCACGATGGCATCAAGCAGACTGAGCAACTGAGCAACTGAGCGTGATTCTTGATGATCCGCTCGACGCGAATGGCACCGCGTAAACGATTACCGCATTGCTTACAACCACCCTCTGCCGGTAGCTCGACACTGCATGCATAGCAATGAGTATTAAGTCTGCGGAGGGTGGACTCGTGGCCAGGCATGCTCTGCCCGAACATATCCATGACAGAAGCTTCTTTGCGCAGCGCTTGCAACAGGAAATGGCTTAGGGTGGACCCGTCCAAGGCATTCAACCGATCAGCAGCTGCGCGGCTCTCTGGCGTTACGGTGGGACGTACAAAGTGCAATTTGGTGATACGAGTCATGATCGCATCGTCGGACACCACAGCAGCGTTCTGGCTTATCGCGATGGTGCCTCGGAACGGAGGCTCGTAGGTTTCGTTGCCGGCTGTTTTCATGCCCTTAGTCGCCAGCGTGCCGCCGCCGAAGAAGTCTTTCAGCTCATTCCAGTCGAACGGTTTGACGTGGTGTTTATCGTCTTCCTTACGATCAGCTTCCAAGAAGACCACAGGCATTCCCGACACCTGCCCCATCAGTCGCGAGCGCCCGGCCTTGGTGGACTTCATTGGGTCGAATCCCTCATACCCTTCCCGGCCCAACAGCTTCCAAAGCAAATTGAGTAATGTAGTCTTGCCTGCGCCGGCCTGGCCGGTCAGTTCCATGAATGGATAGGACTGGAACCTGGCTCGGATCTGTTCACAAAAAAGCGAACCGAAGAAAAAAAGCAGCGCAGCGATCCCTTGACTACCGAAGCAGATCCACAACAAACGCAGCCACTCTTCGTTATAGGCCCTACCGTCTCGCTGCATTTTCACCTGGACGCCTTTTTGCAAGGTCTTCAGGCGCAGCTTGCCGAACTCGAAATAATCCTCGTTGTTGATCGGGTAAACGCTACCGTCCTTGATGGCCAAGTCGCCATAGATGTAGCAGGCGTTCTCCTTGCTGTAGCCGATGTAATCGATGGTTGACACCGTTTTAAGGCCGTAGAGCTGGTCTTTCATGATCTTGTCCAGTTGTTGACCGCTGCCGGTGTACATGGCACCAGCCGCCATCCCTAGCAGTCGCTTTTTGAATTCGCTGGCTGCAGTGAGCTGGCCGCTGGTAAACGTATTTTTGACGCTCCCACCGTCATGCGGAAAGTCGACCCGCACGTAGTACCAGGACTCGTCCGTGATCTCGTTGCGCTGGTAGTAAAGGGCTTGAGGAAAGCAGTTGGCTATCTCACTCACGCTGCCAGACTGCTGCAGCGCCTTCTCGCGGATCTGGCGTCTGTTAAGCAACTGGTCGTCGCTTTCGTCATCACCTTCCAGCTCCTGGACGGCACGATTGAACTTTTCCATGTCTAGGCGGAACCAGTACAAACGACTGTTGAAACGCAGGTAAAACTCGCTGCGTTCGTGCCAGTCGTACATCAATAAGGCCTTTTCAGCAGCGCTCTCGGCGATCAGCAGAGCACCTTCGTGGCGCGCAGCCTTGATATCCTGTGTGACCTGACCTGCCCGCTTTTCCTCATCCAAAAAGGCCCAACGCTGATGCAGGTCATTCCAATCAACCTTTCGTCCATCACGCTGGGGGATCTGTGCAGCCTCGCAAACGAACCCCAGTTCCCTGGCCATCCTCACCCACTTGCGGGTGTAGGCCTGAGCGCCAGGCTCGTTATCAAGCGCCCAAACCAGCTTCGGCAAGCTCTCCGGTCGGGCCTGCAGCAGGGCTTTTAGCGATTGCTCTGGGAAGGCGTTGGACGACATAGCCGATACGGCTGATATGTCGTTGTGCAGAAGCGCGATCGCGTCGAAAATCCCCTCCACGATCCACAGTTCTTTGACCTCCTGCATATCGACGCTAGGAGGGCACCACCACACACCTTTATAGCTGTCGCCATGTTTGAAACGGGCTTTCTGTTTACCGAAGCGTGATGGACGATCGATCAACCGCTCCCAGTACCCGCCCTTCTCCAGGGTAAACCTTACGGTCGCACTGCCTGCGTTCAGTTCGCGGGAAAAGTAGGTTTCCTGGGTGAACCAGCCCGCCACGATGCTCATATTGAAGCCCCGTGCGAACTCCATATAGGCTCGCGCAGTCGCGGTTGGTGCGTTATCCGTGGCGGGCGCTCGCTTGGACCAGTCCTCAAACAGATCCTCGTAGATCTCCTTAACGTGCATCGTATGCCTGCACTTTTCCGGGCGACCGCAGACCACCATCCAAGGCGCGGAGTGGCGGGTGTAAAGAGTTTTCTTGTGACACTTAGGGCAAATGCCGCCGCGCATGTAGTCAGTGCCCGACCGATGTTTTAGGCCGAACTCTTGATCAAGGCGTTGTAGAACGTCGTAGCGCAGATCTTCTTTCATGATTGCTTCATTGCTTTTTTGAGACCGTGGGACAGAGCGCCGATAAGGCTTTTCTGAGCTGCCATAATGGGTACATGGGCGAGAATCGCTCCGTGGCGGTTGCCAGCGGCGATCAAGCGGAATTGGTCGGCATACCAGTGCTCGTTAAAGCTTTCGCGGTACAGCGCAATGAGCAGATCCATTAACGCCTGAGCCTGGGCGGGCGGCAGTTCTGTAGTGACGATTACGTCGTTATCCATCGGAAAACCTCGATCTCGGGCGCAGCTCACCCAAACCCACGAGCAGAGGGACAGGGCTTGGTTAAATAGGGAATTACGAGTTGGTGATGCGATAACGCCCGTTATCAGGAGCGTTGATGATGCGTTCGTAAATCAGGCTGACGGGGATCGCCCAGGCATGGCCAGTGGATGGATCTGTGATGACGGTGTGCGTGGCGGTGCTGCTTCCAACATCAAGGCGCTGTCGGTCACAGATCGCAGCCATGTCGGTGCTGGCCAGATGGACCAGAGGTTCCGCGATCTGAGCGGTCACGCAGTACTGGCTGACCAAGTGCTGCACGGCGCGGTCGAACAATTTTTTGTCGTTGCCCAAGTGCTCACAATGATGACGTTCCAAGAACGTGAGGGCTTCGGCCTTAAGCAAGTCTTGGAATGTCATAGCTGAGCGCTCGTTGATGTGCTGTGAAGCTCGATGACTGATAGAACTTCTTCATGCCGGGCCGCGATATGTCCGGAGTGTGCCAACAGGATCTGATCTGCCTCACTTGGGTTGATCGAGCCGTCAGCGAGAGAGCGAGCGATGATCTGGTCTACCGTGCCCCGCTTCGCGGCAACGTTGACTGAACGGATGTAAAGTTCGACGTTGTCCAGTGTCTCTGGATTGGCAAGCGGGACGAACAATCCGCCGTAGATCCCTGCGATGTAGGTAGGGAAATGCGTTGTGCCGGCGGCTTGTTCCAACTGATATATCTGCGAATCGGTAAGCGGTCGGCTGCTGGCGTTTTCATAAGCATGGTTTTCAAACTTCTTCTGACCGATTTGCAAAAGCTCTGCTGCCTGCTTGCAGCCGCCTGAGCTGTTGATGATTGCGCTGATGGCGCCCCTACGTGCTTCTAGAATTCGGCATTTCATCTTCTACTTCTCCCTGTTGGCCCACGTCGTTATTGTTCTACGACGCCGTCTTTGATCCCCAGCAATACGGCGGCACGATGCGCTTCCCCGCAGCGACATCGGCTCTGGCCACTCAGCACCGCATAAACGGTGCTGGGATTCAAATTGTGCTGCAGCGCAAACCCTTTGGTGGTTTGACCGCGACGTTCAAGAGCCTCACGCGCAGCTTTGCGGGCTTGCTCAGTTATGGTGCTGTTCGGCATAGTGCAATTCCTTGCGACTTCGTGTGATGAAGTGGAAGGATGTGGCAAAAATCTGCCAATGTAAATATAAAAGTGGAAATATTTTGACTCTGTCCGAAGAGATAGGCGCAAGACTGCGCGAGCAGCGTAATGAAAGTGGGCTTACCCAAGATCAGTTGGCCGTAAGGCTGGGGGTGTCTAAGCGGACCGTAGGAAACTATGAATCGGGGACTAGTGATGCGCCGGCGGCATATCTGAGCACCGTTGCGCGTGAGCTGGGCTTCGATGTCATGTACATACTCAACGGTGTTCGAAACACGCTTGGCTCCGGTGACCTAAGCGAAGTTGAGGATGTGATGATTAAGCAGTATCGGACAATTCCCGAGCACGACCAACATGCCATCCGCCGGTTTTTGAAAGCTATGGCCGATGACGTAAAAGCGCCTACACGATGAGTCAGACATGATTCTTTTCGCTCCCACATAAAACAGCACCTTCATAGACGATAAAGCCTCATCTCTTATAAATATCAAGGAGTTAAGGCATGTCGGATATGACAGACGTAGCGTGTAATTCTCGTAACCTGAGCGGTAAACGGACGTGCGCACCTGGTCAGGCAGAGCAAAAGATTATTGAAGGCTTTCGTCGTCTAACGGATGACGAAAAGCGCAAAGTCCTGCGTCTGATAGATCTTTTGATCTATCACCCCGAGGACGCTGAGGATTAATGCTCCGATCGCCGGCCTCTCCGGTCGGCGGTTCTAACGTCAGGCAACTGCCTGCCGTCCCAACTGCTCAAACAATTCCTTTTGCTTGTCAGGTGTCAGATCCCGTAGTCGGTCGAACAGCATCACGTCCAGTTGCTGCCCGGACGGCCTAAGCGTGTGCGAAAACATCAGGTTGGCCACCCAAGTGTGACCGCACTTCGCATCAAGACATTGGCAGTACAACTTCACATACGCCCTGGTCACTTCCTCTCGTGAGCTGATTCGTCCCTTGTGCCCACACGTTGTGCAATAAATTCTCATGCTCCCTCCCCAGGGCCATCCTATCGCTAGTATTTTGCCACATCTGTAGTGGCACTATCTGTGCTTTCGGTCAGATCAAGCCGTTACAGATGTAACTGGCTCCGGTCTCCATGCGAACTGCCTGTCCTCCCGCAATGTTGCATTGGCCTGGTCAAATAGCTGGCAGATAGGCCTGATCTCGTTACTGGTGTAAACGCGATCGATCTTCTCGATGTCGCCGAATCCACCACTGTTCTCCGGGATGATCCCGGCCAATGCGGGGTTCATGCGCCAAGCTGCGATCACGTCATTGCGGGTAATGTTCTTCACCTTCTCCAGTTCGTCCTTGGCCTGAAAGTCACCGACCGGGATGATCTGAATGGCCTTCTCTGAACCGCCCGGAATGTTGACGAACATCGAGCGGAAGTTGCCCACGCCTTTGCTGGCCGTGATCTGGGCACGCAGCTCGTCTTCGTCCTCCTCGGTCAGGTTCGGGTCGTTGGTGTAGAAGATGTATCCCGCATGCGCGCCGTTGCTGTAGTAGCGCCGGCGGAACAGCGTGGCGGCTTCGTTGAGCAGCAGCGCCTGCAGACCGCCCAGGTACTCAGGCACGCCATAAATGTTCTGCTCTACGTCGTAATTGAGGATGTGCTCAATTTCGTGTTCTTCGAACTCGGTCTCCCGTCCGTTCTGCTCCAACTGGACGAACCCGCCGTCTACCCTCACCCGCATGTTGATGGCCGGCAAATGGGTCAGCTCCAGGATCTGGCCCAGCATGTTAGGGACGCGGTAGAAATACGCCTCGCCAAAGACCATGAAGTCCAGCGCAGCCCGACTCATATCGGCCACCGATAGACCGGCTGAAGGGATGAACTCACGCAGCAACAGATTGCGCTTGAACCCCGGAATCGCGCCGTGGTGCGCGTTGGCTTTGAGCAGCCTTGCCAACCCCTTGCGCGACACCGGCGGTGTGTAGACACGTCCGTCGTCGCTGGCGAACACGCCCAGATACTGCGCGATATTGTCGGTCAGCACGGATTCCGGCGCTCCGAATGTGAACGCTCGCATGGGCCGTTGCGCCGGCTTTTCCTGCTGCAGGGTTTTGGGTTTTGCCATTGGGAGTTGATCCAGTGAGTGCATAGCGACTGCGTCGCAGCTTGTTCGTGTTGAGGGGTTCGTACTGCAGGGCGTGCATGACCGCCCAAGCCACGTCCGCATGGCCGGTGGCGTCGGTGCGGGACGCGCTGTAGGTGACTTGGCCGCTGGCGGTCGTGCCGCGCTTGATCGTCAGGAAGGCCTGGGCGATATCGTTCCAGCCGGCGTCCCATTCGATACGGCTGCCCTGAATGGTGTCCTGCGCCTTGAGTACCAGCAGGTTCTTGGTTTCCAGGCTGTAGTGGATCGAGGTGGCGCGTGGATAGAAATCCCGCACCAGGTCGAATACGCCGTAGCCGATGCCGGTCGTATCGATACCGATGTGCTGGACGTTAAAACGCTCGGTCAGCTTCTTGACCTGCTCGGCCTGGTACTTGAACGACTGGCCCCGCCAGCTGTACTTCTCCAGGATCCTGAACTTGCCACCGTTCTCCAGCGGTGGCGCGATGACCACGCACGTGGCGTCGTCGCGGGTTCGGCTCGGGTCGTAGCCGAGCCAGACCGGGCTGTTGCCGTAAGGACGTGGGTCGTCCGGGTCGAAGTCGGCCCACAACGACAGATCCGAATAGCACCGCTCCAGATCTGCCAGGGAAAACGCGCTCTGGCTGCTGTCGATGAATTTGCACATGAACAACTGCTCGAACTTGTCGTCGTCGTACTCCAGCTGCAGCTGCTCGAGGTCGAACAGATCGCAGCCGCCGGCGATGGCGTCCAGGATGGTGATCACCTTGCGCCACTGACCGTCCGGACACAGCGCGCCGGCAGAGATCTGCTTATCGCTCGGCCACGGCTCCTTGGCGTTCTTGCGCTTGCTGTTGCGGAACTTCTCGCCCTGCCAGAACGGATAGGCCTGGTGCGACACGGCGCTGGGCGTTGAAAAATAGGTTTTGCGCCACTTCTTGTGGGTCGCCATAGCGCTGGCGACGGTGTTCAGCTTCTCGAAGTCGCGGATCCAGAAGTATTCATCGACGTACACGTGGCCGTGATGACCCTGCGCGGTGCTGCTGTTGGTGCTGAGAAACCGCAGCTCAGCCCAGGGTTTACCGTCCTTGCTGAGGACGATCGGGTTGCCGGTCAGTTCCAGGCCGAACCAGGACTGCGCAAAGGCGATGATGTAGCTGCGGAAAATCTCGGACTGCGCTCGGCTGGCCGACAGGAAGACCTGGTTGTCGCCGGTCAGCACCGCGTCCATGAAGGCTTCGCCGGCAAAGTAGTAGGTCAGGCCCACCTGCCGGCTTTTGAGGATGTTCCGGATCCTGGCGGTCAGTGGGTTCTGTTTGGCCGCGAACAGCTCTTTCTGATAGCCGTACATTTTGCTGATGAACTTGTCGAGAAAGTCCACTTCGCGCAGGTCGCTGACGTCGTTTTTGACCTTCTTTTCCCGCTTCTTGCCGTCGCGCTTGCCACGCTCCCGACGCTCGCCACGCTGGTCATCACGGCGATGGCCATCGTCTTCCTGCTCATCACGTACCGGCGTAACGGCGGGCTTTGCACATTGCTTGGCCAGGCGCTCGCGAACGGTCGTCAACCGGTCCAGTTCGTCCAGCTCGCCCTTGGTCAGCGAGTCGGCTTTCTCCAGAAGCAAGGTGATACGCCGGCTAACAGCGGTCAGCGGCTCTTCGTCCGTCAGCATGTCTTCCCAGCCACCGACGCGGATCCAGTGGTACACGATCCGAATGTTGGGCAGGTTGAGTTGCGCCTGAATTTCCTTGGCCTTATGGCGGCGTAGAAACAGACGTTTGGCGGCTTCTTTGACTTCGGTTGAGTAGTACATGGGCCGCAGTCTATGCGGCGAAAACGCGGAAAACGTGCAGTAAAAATCCGCGTATCTCCTATAAATCGAATATCGGAGAAGCGCGAAAGTAAACCGTTTGTTGGAGGCGTTGCAGCTCCCTATCTTGGGGCCTCAACTCACCGATGAGCGCAGTTCTTACCATGCCCCGTTCCCTTGTCAGCTTCTGGAAACGCGTCGCCACCAGCGGTCCTACCGTCGATGGCCGCGTCATCACGCCCCAGGAACTGCGCGACATCGCCGAGACGTACAGCACCGCCACCTACACCGCCACTATCTGGTCCGAGCATGAGCGCTGGCCAGGCTCGTACGGCACCGTGTTTGCCGTGCGCCTGATCGAGGACGTCGAGGGCCTGGCCCCCGGCCAGGTCGCGCTGGAAGCGCAGTTAAAGCCCAACGACAAACTGCTGTGGCTCAACGATCAGGGTGAAAAGCTCTTCACCAGCATCGAGATCTGGCCGAACTTTGCCAACACCGGCAGGGCTTACCTGACCGGCCTGGCCGTCACCGACGAGCCGGCCAGCCTGGGCACTCAGGAACTCTACTTCTCCCGCCGGACCGGCAAGCCCGTGCATTACGCAGCTGCCGTCCCGTTCGGATCGATCAAGGAGGAAGAGTCCCAAGGCGAGGTGGCCAAGCTGTTCAACCTGTTCACCGGCCTGTTCAAGCGCTTTGGCATTGAAGAGGTGCCAGCCGAAACCACCCCGCAAACCCCTACCGAGAGCAAACCCCCAATGGATGAAGCTACAGCCAAAGCGCTGCAGGCCTTGATCGAACAGCAGCTGATCGTCGCCGCCGGCATTCAGGCGCTGATCGACAGTTTCGCAGAAGCCCCTCCTGAACCTGACCAGGCACCGATCGACGATGTGCAAGCAGCCGTCGACGGCATCGTGGCCACCGCCGAAGAAGAGAAGCAGTTGAGCCGCAAAGGCCCGACCAACACTGCTCTTCTGGCAGGTATGAACAAGCTGCAGGCGCAATTCAGCGCTTTGCTGGACAAGCCGGATGGCCGTCACCTGTCACGCACCACCGGTGTGCATGACCAAAAACCGAAGCGGGTACTCTGACATGGCCCAGTCACTGAGCGCATACGGCGCGAAAATGTTCGCGGCCCTGCAGGTTTCCCTGGCTGAATCCTACGGCGTCGAGCTGGCCAGCAAGACGTTCAGCGTCGAGCCTTCGATTGCCCAGGAACTCAACGAGGCGATCACCCACAAGTCCGATTTCCTGCAGCGCATCAACGTCATCGGCGTGACCGAGATCAAGGGTCAGAAGGTGTTCCTGGGCGTCTCTGGTCCGGTGACCGGTCGCACCAACACCAAGACCACCGATCGCGAAGCCAAGGACGCATCGGCGCTGGATGACAACCAGTACGAGCTGTATTCCACCGAATCTGACGTCAGCCTGCCTTACGCCAAGATCGACGCCTGGGCCAAGTTCCCGGACTTCCAACAGCGTTACTCCGCTGCCGTGCAGAAGCAGATCGCACTCGACCGTCTGATGATCGGCTTCCACGGTCTCAAAGCCGCGCCGCAGACCAACCTCACTGAATTCCCGATGCTTCAGGACGTGAACAAAGGCTGGCTGCAGATTGCTCGCGAGCAGATCCCTGAACAGGTGTTGAGCCAAGGTCTGGACGCCGGCAAGATCACGCTGGGTGAAGGTGGCGACTATGCCAACCTCGACGCGCTGGTGCATGACACCAAGCAGATGGTCGACGAGCGCGTCCGTGACGGCGGCGACCTGATCGCAATCATCGGCAGTGATCTGTTGGCAGCCGATAAAGCCAAGCTGTACGCCAAGCAAGGTGATTTGCCGACCGAGAAAGAGCGTATCGAAGATGCTCAGGTCATCGCGACCTATGGCGGCTTGCCGAGCTTCAGCGTGCCGTTCTTCCCGGTCAACGCCGTGGTGGTCACCAGCTTCGACAACCTGTCGATTTACTTCCAGGACTCCAGCTGGCGCAAGCAGACCGTTGATAACCCGAAGCGCTCCCGCGTCGAGGATTACAACAGCCGTAACGAAGGCTATGTGATCGAGCAGCTGGAAAAATTCGCCATGACTGAAAACGTCGAACTGGTGAAAGCATGAGCCTGGCACTGGCGCACAAACGCCGCTTGATCGCAGAAGGCCCAGCGGCTGCGATCGCCGGTGCCCAGACGGCTTATTCAGCTGAAACCGCACTGTCCAGCCCCGCCAATGCACGCAAGCACCTGAAGTTGATGGAAGACGCCTTGGCGGGCGATCTGGAGCGCATCAGCGCGATCAACAGTCGAGAGCAGCGCCAGTTGCTCAAGCGTGACGAGCTGCTGCCCAAGTACCTGGAGTACGTACAGCGATATCGCGATTCGGAATTGAATTTCCAGAACTCGGTGTTGGTGTACGTCCTGATCTGGCTGTTCGACACCGAGCAGTTCACCCAGGGCCTGGAGCTGGCTGACTTCGCCATGTCCCAGGGCCAGGCAATGCCCGAGCGGTTCAACCGTGACATTCCGACCTTCGTTGCAGACGAGGTGATCGACTGGGCCGAGGCTGAATTTAAGGCCAGGCGCAGCCCTGAGCCTTACGTTTCCAACCTGTTATCCCGTGTCGATGGCGAGTGGGAGCTGTTTGAGCGCATCCCGGCGCGCTATCACAAGCTGCTGGGGATGATTGCGCTGCATCGCAAGGACTGGCCTGTAGCGATTCACCACTTTGAACGAGCTGAACAGCTCTACGAAAGCATCGGCGTAGGGACACGCCTGGCTGACTGCCGCAAGGCGCTGGCCAAGGCACAAGCCATCGCAAACGCCGGCAACGGCACCGAATAACCGACTACCCCCCCGGCGAGAAACTGTGGATGTGAGCCAACCATTTTATGGCCCCTGACCCACTGAAACAGTTTTCCCGCCCCTATTTGAGCGGCCAGCAATGAGCTTTTCCGGGAAACCCACCACCTTTGTGGAACAAGCGATCGAGAACGACGGCTTTTGGCCTGATCTCTCAGTGGCTGAGTTTCAGAAGGGTTACCGCCTGCCGGCGGAGTACCTGGTAGAGATGCTGGCCGCCGATCTGAACATGGCCATGATCGAGGTCAATACCGACCTGGCGAAGTTAAAAGCGCGCTGGCAGGGCGCTGGCGTGTCCAACGTTGAATCCGCAGACACCACCATCCTGCCAGAGCGCACCTTTCAAGCGGCGACCTATAAACGCGCCGTCTACAGCCGCGCCAAAGCCAGCCTGCTGACTCAGTTTGCCACGGTCAACCGCCGCGAAAGCGCCGAAAACGTGGGCAAGGAATTGCCAGAGCGGTCCGAAACCTTCCTCGCTTTCAGCCAGGCCGCCGTGCGGTCGCTGCAGGGCCGTGGACGCATCACGGCGGCGTTGTTGTGATCAAGCTCAAGGCGTTGACCGCCTACCTACTGTCGCGCCAGCTAGTCGCGCCCGAACAGCTCGACAGCTGGACCGACCAGGTGCAGGTGGAACTGATCTGGAAACCTGACACCCAGGGCATGCACATGGGCGACATGAACTACGGCGCGACCATCTCGATCGAGCGGTTCGCGGATCACCCTGCGCGTCTGTTTGCCCTGGTAGGCAGTTGGCTGGAAACACACGACCAGGACCGCGACGGTCTGCCGAACGTGGTGTTCGATGTGGTCATGCTCGACAACGACCTGGCCGACGTCGACATCAAGCTGCAGTTCACCGAGGCCCAGTACCTGGCCGAGGATCCTGCCGGCGAGATCGAGGCCTTCGGCAGTACCTGGTCGTTCGTGCCGTTTGAACTCTGGGTTGCGGAAACCGGTGAGGTGACCGCGCATGGCCTTTGATCTGGACATTCGCGGCATGCTCGCCGCGCAGGATCTGCTGGCCCTGATGGAGCTGCCGCTGCCCAAGCGCAAGCGCCTGCTGAACAACGTGGCCAAGCGCGTGCGCAGCCTGAGCCGCCAGCGGATCCGCAACCAGCAGAACCTGGACGGCACCCCGTTTGAGGCCCGTAAGGACACGTCCAAGGGCAAGAAGAAGATGGAAGCCGGACTGGGCAAGCTGCTCGATGTCACTCGTCTGTCCGGTACGGAAGCCGAACTGGGCTGGCGCAATACGCTGACCCGCTGGGTTGCCTCACAGCAACACAACGGCGTGTCCGAGCGACGCACTGCCGCGCAGATGCGCCAGTGGAACAAGGTTCCTCCGGGCACTGCCGCCACCGAAAAACAGGCCAAAAGCCTGCGTCGCTTGGGCTTCAAGACCCGCCAAGAAGGCAAGAAAACCGCGACCCGCCCATCCGTGGCGTGGATCCAGCAACACCTGAACTACGCCCGGGCGGGATTGTTGATCCGCGTCCTGGACGACCAACGAGCCGAATCTGCCGGCGCGCAAAGCTGGGACATCAAGCTGCCTGCGCGTCAGTTCCTCGGTGCCAGCGAAAGTGAAACCAGCCAGCTGGTGAATCTGGTGCTGCAACAAATCCTTAATTCACCCCGCTAACGAGGCACCGCTTTATGGCACTCGGCAAAGTCAGCGTAAACAATCTCAACCTCGGCCAAGGTGCCGTCACCGAGATCGAGCGCTATTTCCTGTTCATCGGTCCCGCCGCCAAGAACGTCGGCAAGCTGGTCCCGCTGGACACCCAAAGCGATCTGGACGTCCAGCTGGGCGTTCCGGACAGCGACCTGAAAACTCAGATCCTGGCAGCACGTAGCAACGGCGGCGATCGCTGGGCCTGCGTGGCTGCTCCAATTGCAGACGACGTCACCTGGCAACAGGCTCTGGAGAGCGCGACCCGCACCTACTCGTTCGAAGCGGTGGTCATCGTCAAGCCGTCGACCTCCCAGGCCGAGCTGTCTGCACTGCACGTTGCGGCTACCGACCTGAGCAACAAGCTCGGTCGCCGCATCTTTGTGATGGCTGCCACTGCCGGCATCGCGCCGCCGCAGACCTGGAGCGCCTACGTCATCGAGCAGAAAGCCATCGTTGACGGCCTGGCTGCGCCTCGCGTTCTGCCGGTACCGCAACTGCACGGTAACAACCTGGGCGTGCTGGCCGGTCGCCTGGCCAACGCTTCGGTAAGCGTGGCTGACACCCCTATGCGCGTGGCGACCGGCGCCATCGTTGGCCTGGGCGCTGAGCCTAAAGACATGGACGGCTTGGCACTGACATCGGCGGTGTTGACGCAACTGGACGCAGCGCGCCTGTCGGTGCCGCAGACGTACCCAGACTATCCGGGTACCTACTGGAGCGACGGCAACCTGCTGGACACCCCCGGCAGTGACTTCCAGGTGATCGAAAACCTGCGTGTTGTGGACAAGGCCGCCCGCCGCGTGCGGGTCCTGCTGATTCGCTATGTAGGTGATCGGACCCTGAACAGCTCGGCCAACAGTATGGCGACCACTACGTCCAAGCTGATGGCCCCGCTGCGGGCGATGGCCAAGTCCACCAAATTCGCCGGCCAGGTCTTCCCAGGCGAGATCGAGCAGCCCAAGGACGGCGACATCGTACTGACCTGGCTGAGCAAAACCTCAGTCGTGGCCTACCTCAAGCTGCGCCCCCTCAACTGCCCGAAAGACCTCACCGCGAACATCGCGCTGGATCTTTCCGTTTCGGATTCGGAGTAACTCATGGCCGCAAAAATTGGCGGTAAGAACTTCGACGTGAACCTGGGCGATCTGCTCGTTCACGTCGAGGCCGGCACCATCGACATCACGGACAACAGCACCGTGGCCCAGACCAAGGGCGTGCCCAATGGTCACGTCGACGGCGATGTCGCTGCAGCCGGCGAACTGGAGCTGGACACCACCAACTTCAATCTGCTCATCGAGCAGGCCAAGACTGCAGGCAGTTTCCGCGAGCTGGAGCCGTTCGACATCGTGTTCTTCGCCAAGGCCGGCGAAGAGGAACTGCGCATCGAGGCCTTCGGCTGCAAGGTCCGCGTGTCCAGCCTGCTGAGCATCGATCCCAAAGGCGGCGCGAAGAACACCCACAAGGTGCCGTTCGACGTCACCAGTGCGGACTTCATCAAGATCAACGGCGTGCCGTACCTGGCTGCTGCTGAGATCGAGGGCCTGACGTAATGGTCTGCCCGTTCGATCGTGCGCAGGCTCTGGAGCAGCGACAACGCGACCAGGCCATTGCGGCCCAGTTGGCCAAACCGCGAGCGAGCGGGCCAAGCCTCACCCATTGCCAGGACTGCGACAAGGAGATCCCACCGGCGCGCCAGGCGTTAGGCGGCATGACCCGTTGCGTGCCTTGCCAAACCCTGACCGAAAAAGGACTTCGCTGATGAGCACGAATCAAGCTGCTCAGGACACCGCCATTGCGTTGGTGAAGGCGTCGCCCGCTATTGGCGTCGCCGCCACCGGTGCGACCGGTGCCGTTGACTGGTCCGCCGTGGCCTACATGCTGACTGCGTTTTACATGGTGCTGCAGATCCTGCTTCTGATCCCCAAGTACCGCCAGATGCTGCGGGACTGGAGGGTCAAGCCATGAGCCTGCGGGTCAAGATCACCGCCGGCGTGCTGCTGCTCTGCAGCGCCACGTTGACCGCCTTCCTGGGCACTTGGGAAGGCAACGGCCAGAACGTGGTGTACGCCGACAAGCTGGCCAGTGGCTTGCCCACGGTCTGCAAGGGCATCACCAGGCACACCAGCCCGGATCCAGTGGTGGTCGGTGAATATTGGTCGGATGCGCGCTGCGCCGAGGTGGAAGGCCTGGTCATCGCCAAGGGGCAGTTGAGCCTGGCCGACTGCCTGACCAACCAGGCGATCGGGCAGAACACGTTCGACGCCTTGAGCAGCCATGGCCACAACTTCGGCGTGCCGACGACGTGCGCGAGCCGTGCGGTGGGCCTGATCAATGCGGGCCGCATTGCCGAGGGCTGCAAAGCGCTGGCCTGGGCTTCCGACGGTATGACGCCGGTGTGGGCCTATGTGACCGGTGCCGATGGCCGTAAGACTTTCGTTCGTGGCCTGCACAACCGCCGGCTCGCAGAAATGAGGCTGTGCCTGCAATGACCATCAGCCCGCTGCGTCTTGCCCTGTTTTTGCTGGTGGTCGGTCTGCTGACCTGGTTCGCTTTCGAGTACCAGGGCAACCAGCTCGTCGTTGCCCGCGCTGAGCTGGTCGACGCCACTGCAGATCTGCACACCGAGCGAGAGGCGGCGCGCCTGGTCCGCGATCAGCTGGCAGCGCGGGACCAACTCGATACCCATCACACCGAGGAACTGAACCGTGCCCGCGCTCAAATCAACACTCTGCAGCTTGCTGTTGCTGATGGCAGTTACCGGCTGCGCATCAAAGCTTTCTGCCCCGCAATGCCCGGTACCGCCAGCGCCGCCGGCCTGGCTGATGCAGGCAGCGCCGAACTCGCAGCAGACGCTAGACCGGATTATTTCACCCTCAGAGACGAGCTTGCCCTAAGCCGGCAAATGATCCTCGGCCTGCAGGACTACATCCGCCAGGTCGTGCAACGCACGCCGGCACAACCCTGACCCTTTACAACTCAACCTTACGGAAACACCGACATGAGCGAAGTAAACCGCAGCATCACCCTGGAACGTGGCGACAAGGAATTCACGTTCAACCTGACACCGCAGGTGATCACCAAGTACTTCAATGCCACGACCCAGGCCAACAAGGTCGCGCCTGCCCACAACCTGCTGATGGGCACCGTCAAGGACGAAGACAAGGCCGCACTGAAGGCGCTGCTGGAAAACCCGATCACCACCATGACCCTGGCCGGCGCGTTGCTTGAAGAGTATTCGCCGGACGTTGAAGTGATCGTAAAAAAGCCCTCGAACATGCCGAAGGCCTGA